TGGCGTACTTCGGGATAGTCGCCACAGAGAAATTAGGATTCCTAGTCATTTAATGAGAAGGGAAAGACATGGCACACTTTAAATACTTTACACTTTATATGGTATGATGGTTAAAATGACAAAGGAAATACCACTCTCACGCGGATTAAAAGCACTCGTTGATGACGAGGATTACGAAGAACTTTCCAAATATGATTGGTGTGCGATGAAACCTGGTAGTTATTGTTATGCGGCAAGGGGGGTGTATAAGGCAGATGAAAAACACATCATCGTGTGGATGCATCGGCAGATACTCAACACCCCCGATGATATGCAAACCGATCACATCAATGGGGATACATTGGACAATAGACGGTGCAATATCAGAGTTTGCACGAAGAATCAAAACAATTTCAATCGTTCCAAAGCCCTCAAACCCGCATCTTCAAAATACAAGGGCGTTTATTGGTCCAATATTCGTAAAAGATGGTGTTCCAGAATACAAAAAGACGGAAAGACTTATTGGAATGGTTCATTCCGAGATGAAAAAGACGCGGCATTGGCATATAACGACAAGGCCACTGAATTGTTTGGAGAATTCGCTAGATTAAATGAGGTTGATTAAATGGCATATAGTGTGGCGGCAGACCTTAGGAATATGACTGGAGTTCAGGCCGCCGATTACGATGACACTACGCTCACAGCGTTGATAACCTATGCAGATGCCGAGATAGATGCCATGCTCGCTCTCGCGGGGATAAGCGGGGGAAGTGGGAATATAATCAAAGTGGCTTCTCTCAAGCTCTCTAGTGCCATACTGCTCACCAGGATGCGTATGGATGGAACGAAGATGAAAACCCTGATACTCGACAGGGTAACGATGGGAGATGACATTGATGAAGCGATCAAGAACCTACGCGCGGAAGCGACATTGCTCGTTTCACAATACATCAAGAGTTCGACTGGCATTACAAAGCATCGCAGATGGGTTCGCGTCTTGGGTAGGTATTGAAGATGCAACTAGGGACGAGAAGTTGGTTGAAGCAAAGCATAACCCTCTACCCCCACACTGGTTACAACAGCAATGGACAATCTACCTATGGTTCAAGTTCTACCGTGAAGGGGATAATAATGCAGCGTGTGATGAATACTCGGGACTCGATGGGGAACGATGCTATATCGACGACTCAGATTACGATTGACGGGAGTGTTACTATCACGAACAAGGATAAGATAGTTCTTCCTGATGGGTCGATACCTTATATAATCAGCATCCTCGACATACCGAGCATGAAGGCAGGAACAAGTTTCTGCAAAGTTATTTATACTTAATGTCGAGAGAGAATACATGACATTCCGAGGGACTGGTTCGTATTGGGCACAGGCGTTCAAGGATATACAGCGAAACATCGTCATCAACTCGGCAATCATCAAGACTGTGAGCAACCTCGGGGATGACGTAAGCAAGATAGTCTACGACGAAGCCTACAACATCATGCAGGAAAGCAAGGAGAACTACGTCCCTGTTCTCACAGGACGATTACGCTCAAGCGGGAGAGTGGGAATCCCGCAATACGGAAAGGGGGCGGAGATATTCGTCGATCTAAGTTACAATACCCCCTATGCTTGGTTCGTTCATCAGTATCACCGTACCAAGGGACATTACTTGAAGATACCTTTCGAGGACTCGGCTATGTATTCCGACATACTCGAAAACAGGATAGCAGATAAGATTCTAAAGAGTTTGGGATTCTGAAATCATGATTACGACAGACATCGCGGCATATCTACAAACAGCGGGACTAGGGACCGTTGGGACGGACATCTTCAAAGGATATATCCCCGAATCCCCCAATGACTGTACGGTGCTGTTTCAGCGTGGAGGACAACCGCCCGAAGTCGTTCGTACTCCCGTAGCATTGGAGTATCCCGAACTTCATGTGATAGTTAGAAGGGATGGGGATACTGCGTATGAGGATGCGATGGACATGGGGAATGACATAATGATCGCCCTACATACTCTCTACGAACAGACCATCAATGCAAGACGTTACCTTTACATCAGGGCACTTTCAAGCCCGACATTACTTCGATATGATTATTCACAACGCCCGCCGCACGTGTACGTGGCAATAGACTTCGCTGTGACAAAGGAGTGTGAATCTTAATGGGAGTTTTCATCAATAAATCAGGTGCGATATACTTCGATGGGTATAACATCAAGAATTGGGTGAGTGCATGTAACTTGGAATGGGGGTGTGAACCGCAGGATGCAACGTGTATAGGACATGACACCCGACAGAACATAGCAGGGTTGGAAACCGCTAAAGTTGACTTTGAAGGGTACGACGACTATGCCGCAGGTGCAATTGACACGATATTCAATCCAATAGACGGGGATAGAAGCGTAATCATTACAATGTGCCCACAGGGAGTTGCTACTCAGGGGAACGGAGCCTATACCTTCCTCGCAGATACTTTTCAGTATAACAAAGCACTAACTATCGGAGAGATGGCGAAGTTCAAGATTCATTCAGAGAACACGGGTGCAAAACTTGTTTCATGCAAGGTTCTAGCCGGGGATCAGAGCGCGGGGAGTAATTCTAACACATCTGCGTATGCGTGGCAAGCCATAGCCGCAAGCGAGACAATGTACGCTTCGCTTCATGTCACCACAGCAGCGACTGATTTGGTCGTTAAGATTCAATCGGATGACAATTCGGGATTCACTTCTCCAACTGATAGGATAACATTCGCCACTACATCGGCAATCGGGGCGGAACAAAAGACCGTTGCAGGAGCTGTGGCGGATACTTATTGGAGAGTTCTCTGGACCAGGGCAAGCGGGACAGCGGTGTTCACTGTCGTAGCGGGGATAAGATAAGATGACGGCACACGCAGTTTTCACACATTCATCCAAGTATGGATTGACGGGTCCGATTGTGTCGGGTGGAAGTGCATCTCCGAATCTAGCATGGACGAACACGGGAGTCAATTGTGTTTATCTCCCTCCCAACTTAGCCACTTACAACATCATTGATGCCATTGCCAACCCGGTAATCATAATGAATTATGGAGGGGTTTCACTCCATCGTGTGATAGAAACCACCACGGGAGCTGGAAGTAACCTATGGGAAGGTGATGGGACATGGCACGGGTCTGTATATTATAAATGTACTTTCGATGCTACGCACACCAACCCCGCAACCGGATATGCTTGGTATTATGCCACATACTACGATTTGGGGAATGTCAAGAGTATCGTCATAGATTCCGACTCCCCGCATGATACGATGGGGATGCCCGGACAGGGAGAAACAGGGACATTGGCATTTGATGTCGAGGGAGTTGTTACTACTATAAACGTAGACGGACAATTATACGAATCGACACCCGCGACGATGGCCGCGAAGATTACTGCGTTGAGGTCTTTGCTTAATGGGAATCAATACATCAATCTCCCGTGTGCTTTCTGGTGGGATAGGGAATTGGTAGGGGGCATAGCCAAACCATACTTCGTGAGCATCAAGAAGTTCACCTTCCAAGGAAGCGAGAAAGATGTGAGCAAGGTGGATTACAAATTACAAATGGTCGTAAGGGCCACGAACGTCTAAACGACTTAACAAGTGACATAACATATTAAAATTCAAGGAGTGTAAACAAACATGAGCGTGTATGTAAACAAGAACGTATATCTAACGATAGGGGCACACGACCTCTCCGCGTATGTGAAGGGGATAACCTTCGACATGGGTTCTGAGACTCAGGATATAACGGCGATGTCTGCTACTTCGGGTGCAACCCCTACGAGAATCTTCGCATCGGGATTGAACACTTGGAGCTTCGCAGTGGATTTCTTTCAGGACTATGCTGCGGATGTAGTGGACCACGCGATCTCCGCGGCATTGACGGCGGGGAGTGCTGTCATTGCATTCCGCCCAACTGCGGCAGTTATCGGAGCTACGAACCCTCTCTATACGATGACGGGGATTGTTGAATCCTATACGCCCGTTGCAGGTAATGTCGGGGATGCCGTCGTTATCAAGGTCAGCTTCAAGGCTGGCGGGGCAATCGTCAAGACGACCTCGTAAGCGACATGACACAAACCTTTTAATATCACCTATTATATCTAGTATATAAGGATTAACTATGAACGAAGATACATTTGACCCACAAAGACTTGTAAAGAACGATGACATACGAGAAGTCAATGTCGAGGGAATCGGGATGATTAAGTATCGCCCTCTGTTAGCGGGAGACATGCTTGCTCTGCGAAGGGTGCTTGCGGGGGATGACGACTTCGAGATGTTCGGGTTGAAGGCAACATGGACGATGCTTAACAAGGTCTATCCCGAATTTACCTTTGAACAGTTTATGAAGTATTCCCCGAAAGACTCCGGAGCCATCATCACCGCGATATTGAAGGATGCGGATTTTCTGGAAAGCTCGTCGGAAGGGCTATAATCCAGGAACCACTCCTAGCCAACCTGGGGTTTCTGGCGAAGGAGTTTCATTTCACCCCAGACGAGCTTTTTAACATGTCGATTGACCGAATCAATTACTTTTCCAATTGGTTACAGTGGCAAAATGACGAATCCAAGTGATAAGGGGGTGACTATATGGTAGAACGCGAAGTGAAGTTCAGGATAACCCTTGACGACCAAGTAACGCCCAAGATGCAAGAGATAAAGGCACAGATGGATGCATTGATGAACGCCAGTCTTAAGATGACGGCCAACATGTCTAATGGGGATTTTGCTCCATCGACATCTGCACAAGGAACGACACCTTCATCTTCCATTCTCAGCGGAACCACCGCAGGTATAGACCCCGCGAGTGGTTTGAAATGGGGCGCGTCTGAAAACATAGCAGATTATAAAGAAGCACTCCGAAAGAATTACATGGATCGTCAGAAAAAACAATCTTCTGGGAGGGGGGGCGGTGGGGGTAGTGGAAAGGAATACGTGGACCCAAGCAAACAGATGATTCATGGGGAATGGGCACGACCTCTAAGAGCCGTGGGAGCGTATCGTTCTGCATGGTTCGCTGGTCAGGATACGTCCTCCGGCCCGATGAAAGCTGCTGCGGGATTGTTCATTCTTCAAGCCGTAGCTGACGGGGTAAAGAAGATAGTCCAAATCCTCAGTGAAGCATCCCCACTACTTCGTGCGGAACTCAAGGTTCTCAAAGTGGCGATGAATGAGATGCTTCGCCCGATAGGCGATCTGCTCGGGACCGTTCTTCGGCCCGTAGCAAGGGCGATGCTTCAAGCCAATGCCTATGCACGTTCTGATATGGCAAAGGAAGGGATCCCTCAGACGGACCTTTCAGAATATTACGCTCGGTACTTCGCCGCTTTGGGTGCTGTTTCATCTGGGCATGAAGTTCTGGGCGAGAACGCGGTGGACTTATCCACCACCATTGACGCGCTCGATGTTGCATTTACCGTGTTAGGTTATACCACTCTCCCCGGACTGATTAACGGGATAGTCGATTTCGTTACATGGTTTGACGAGAACAAAGAGCAGTTCCCCATGTTATTTTCTGCCATCACGGGTATAACTAATGATATCATAACACTTGAAAAGCCCATGTCGGAACTCACGGGTACTGTAATTGCTCTGAATGATGCTGTCCAAGATGTGTGTGGAGTGTTCAACGCAGTTAGCGAAGCGGGCGATGGATTGGAACAGGTACTGGATGCGGTGAGCAGTGTGGGCGACATAGGAAAAAGCACAAGCGATTTCGTATCAGGAATAGGGGGATACTTCCACCTATGACCACGCTCAATCATCTATACATTGTCGCACATGATGTTAAGGCGATGTGCATCAATTTTGAGATTCAGAAGAAGCTCTTTTACCCGTTTAACTTCAAAGGAAAGTTCGCTAAGAGACTGCTTGATGCAACGCACGTCCCGTTAATCAATGATGCCCTATCTGTGATTTATGCAGATTCTGTCGGGGAATACACCGTTTTCACAGGGAAAATAACCAAGGTAACACCCAATGGAATGTTCTACACCATTGAAGCAACAAGCGACATGATTAAGTTGTTCAACAACACCGCAAGTTACACGTGGGCAAGTGCTACGAATCACGATGCAATAATGGAAGATTTGCTAGATGCTACCGCAGGTCCGGGGCTTACCGTGACGAATACCGTATCAACGCATCAGTCATTGAGTTGGTACGATGTCACGAATGCAAGTTGCATAGATCAACTTCGTAAGTTAGTATTGTTTAGTGCCGATGGGGCGGGCGATCCATCCACTGTGTTCTTTCAGGATGCTGCGGATTTGGACGGTGTGTTGCTTCAAGACATGGGCGAGAACGTCCCAGGGACTGATATAGTTCTCAGTCATGCAAACGGGACATTGCTTTCCAAAGTGACATATGATGATACCAGTCAAGAAATAGTGAACTCTGTCGTGATGGATTGTCTGCATGATGTAGAAACTAGAGTAGCCAACGACATCGGACTAGGGACCACTAGCGTTACTGCGTATGGGACGAGAATTCTCAAATGCTATCGCCCAGAGGTCAAGATACAGGCCGACGCTCGTATAGGTACAGACACCATACTCAGAATGTACTCCGCACAGAGAACAAGATTGAGGGCCGATGTAAAACATTCTCAACTAGACGGAAGAAACTATCCTGTTCTCAATACTGTTTACACGGTGATCGATGCTTCTACTTCGACCACCTATACGGATGTAAATTGCATAGAACACACACTCAGATGGCCCAGTTTCAAAGACACTTGCACATTCGGAAATGTGTTCATGAATACGGAAGATTACTTCTTGTCAAATCAAGGAAACTCCAACTACGTCGAAAGCCTAGCCGCCGCTAAGACCTACGCCTTCAATGCCTATGTGAGTGCTACAACACAGGAGATCGGGACGGCGTATGAGGATGTTATATTCGACACCATAACAGAGAATCTTCGCGTTCAATACAACAATGCAACGGGAATCTACACCATCCCCGTTAGTGGGAATTATACCTTCGGATGGAACGTGGGACAAAGCACGGTTCCTGATGGTGCGAGTATAACCGTAGCGTTCTTTAGAGATTCCACTGAGGAAGTAACCACCGTCAAGACGAACTCAAGCGGAGTAGCGGCCACTCTGAGCATAATGGGGGCGTACACCGACTACTTCACCGCCGGAGAAACTGCACGCATCATGACGAAGAACAACGATGCATCACATCATCATCTAGTGAATGGTACATCAAGACACTTCGCCGGAAAGAAGATTTAAATATCTAAACGTAGTTATAGTATCTAAGCAGAGAGAGTATCCGAATCCGGTTCTCTTGCGTCGAGCGTCTTTCATCACCTTATCACCTCTATTCGCTCTCTCTGCTATATCTTTTTCTTATGACACTTAAGAAGTCAGCGACAGCTCCGCAACTACTAATTTAGCACATTTTAGTTTTAATTAGTAGTTCGATGACGATCTACGCGACATAAGACTTTCACTACAATAAGCATGTTCACCGAATGGTAAAAAAGTGGAAATAATCAGGGGGTTTTGTGTAAAATAGGGGAAAGAAGTTAAGGGGTTTCTACGCAGTTCACCCTCGGATGTTCACCGCGTGATAGATGCCCCAAACGACGCAGCAGTTGCGTTCCCCGTCGAAGAACATACACTTGAATCTCCAACAGTAATCGCCTGTCAGTGGGCACGTCTTTGCTTCGGGCATTATGATCCCCCCAGACACTCGCTCACCGCGATCACTACCCATGCTACGAGGGAGAACAAGGCGATTGTTCCTGAGAGACAGGCCCCCAAGAACCCTATCCCTGCAACCCCCAATTCTCCATCGGCCCATCCGATGATCGTTATCACCCCGAACATGCACGACACCCCGAAGGATATCAGAAAGATAAGTAGGAGTAAAGAGAGCATTAGAATCTCTGCTCCATTGGCTTCGTGGTTCTGTCGGGTTGGACCCACACCTTACATACGTCGCATCTCTCCCACTTCTTTCCTGACGATGCACTTGTTCCTGTCTTTGTAGGATTGCCGCACTTAGGGCAACTCAACTTGAAGTCCTGCGCCGGAGGGGTTGCCTTCGATCCCGTAGAGAATCCCCCCGCCTTCTCGAACTGTATAATGACGGTCGCCGTAGCTGCTGCTTTGGCGTTGTCATCGGTCATGCTCCCTTGCAATACTCCACCCTCTCCGAACATATACACGAAGGCTTCGTTGTATCTATCTGCGATCTCTTTCATCTTCTCGTTCATCATTTACTGCACTTCCTCGATTGTCACTCTGATGTTCTTTCCGAGCAACTCCCTCTCTGCTTCGGAGAATATGATGTAATCTGTTCTCCCGCGTGAAGATAGTTTTCCCGAATCCACCGCAACGAACGGGGGTGAATCGTCGTTCTGTCTAACCAACCTTCCAATCCCTTCATACACTTTCTTGAATGGGGGCTTCTCTATCTTCTTCAAGCGAATCTCTACCTCTGCTCCGCTGAACTGTTTCGGGAGCTTTTCATAGCTGATTATCCTTGTGGCAGCATCCCCGTCTACTTGATTGGTAACTACCTTTCCTACTATGAAGTCGTCCTTCTCGACATGCAATAGTGCTTTCATCTTCTCGGTCTGCTTGGTGATGTATATGAGGGTGGAAGCGTCGTCTATCACATGCATCCACTCTTCATTGTTCTCTATTGCCTGTTCCAGCGTTAGTGATTCATTGGTATTCGTGCAAGTCCCGTAATCTGAGTCGAAGTCCAAGACGTTGAAGTAATACCCGTTCTTGATGCGTATCTCCTTGATGACGGGTTCAGATGGCTTCAACTCGAAGTCCTCCATTGCGCCCACCATCAATGCGGCATCGCTTGGGGTCCACTCGTCACTCATATACTCTGCTGTCAGAGCATTGGCGAACAATATAATATCCTCTCCTTCAAGCCCCTGCATCTTGGCTATCTTCATTCCTGCTTTCGCCGTTCTACTTCCCGCTTCTATTAGTTCCGTCATGTTTTTCACACTCGACATAACTTAGTAACTAAGGTATAGATTAACTAAATATAAATACTTTACAATCTTATGTCGAGTGCATGAGTCATGGAGCAATCAGTCAAAGACCGGACAAGCAGACTTTCTACTCGTCATACTGTCGGAAAAAGTGTTATGTTATGGATTACCAAGGGAGAAGCAAACGGCAGGTTCTCAGAACACTAGACTCTTTATGCAACCCGAATGATCGAGCAAGATATAGATGTCAGATGGGGTGCAGGAACTTCTTTTGGAATGGAAGCGAGTATGTCTGCTTGAACAATCAGATGATATCTGTTGAGAAGATGAAAGAACTCCTACATAAAAAAATAGATAAAACGGTTAAATAGAGATACCATAGAAAGCGTAGCTACCATTTTAAAACATTCATTTTTGCTACTAATTCTTTGGTAAGGATTCTTTGATTCCAATAATAATTCATTCTTAGATGCTGGATAGAAATCTCTATTTTAGCGGGTATTAATAACCTTCTAACCTACTAAGAATGTCACCTACTCGACAAATGGTAGATAAATCCGAAGCTCTTGCTAGATTTGGGATAACACGGTTCTTGCAGAAAGTAACACCCTTGTGAAATAAAAGAACTGGACGAGAAAAAGAATGAGAGAACGAGAGAACCACTTGAGAAAAAGCATCTAGCAAAGACGAGAAGCACTTTCTAATATATAAATCTATCTAAATCTCTTAAGTAATAGTGCGAAGGATAAATGTACATTAATGTCATATGAAGCATCCATCCACCCAACTTTCTTGAGTCGGGAGAGCATTTTTACTCCACTAGATACGTTCAGTTGTAGCTACATATTATGGTTGTAGACGAATTTAATTAGACTTAAATATCATTGAAGGCATACTCGACATTACATGCTAACTGTTCTAATCATACTATGTAGCATCTTAGGGATAGCAGGTGCGATTCTCAACTGTATTGGGAAACTAAAACACTCTTATATGTTATGGGTAATAGGTAATGTCGGGTGGATCGTCGTTACTATCATCACCGAAGCGAGTGTGTTCACAATATTCATGTGGATCACCTATGCAAGCACAAGCGTCATAGGATTGTATTCATTCAGTAAAAAGGATAAGGTGAAAGAGTGAAAGAACTAGATACTGATATTGATTCTTGGTGGGAGGGATTCTTCGATTCTCTACCCGAGGAAGAACTGTTGAACTATGTGACTTATGCCGAGTCGAACGACTTCATCGAATTAGATTGTGTCAAAATACAGCTCTACTCGGACGATCTGCTGAACGTCATCATCAATGACCCTATGAGAGCATTACCTATTGGGGTAAAGCGTCTAAGAGAACTTATCAAGAATAGGGGAGATGGGAAGTCAAGTACCGCCACCATTCATCTAAAGAATCTTCTAGATACTGAAAAAGTGAACATAAGCGACATAAGACAC